AGCAAGTTTTGAGGATTGAGGATTGAGAATTGAGGATTGAAAAAAAAAAAAGAAAGTGAGGTTGATATAAAAATTATTTGGGATTTAGGATGCGCGGTTGCCCATGTTGGCGGGAACTGGAACAACGGTTCGAATGCCGGTCCTTGGAACTGGAACCTGAACAACTCGTCGTCGAACGCGAACGTGAACATCGGTGGGCGCCTATTCATTAGCTTGTCTAGAATCAAATATTTATTGCATTCTATCTTCCATGCCCCTTGGCAAAAATCAGGCCGTAAAGAGCAGGGTTTAGTAGCGTTGTCGAAATACCCTGAGGCTAATGAGGATCTATGAAAAGAGTTGGTTATTTGTACGATCGCATATGCGACATTGAAAATATAAAAAAGGCGATTTTGAAGGCGTCTCTTGGTAAACGCAACCGGAAACACGTTAAAATCATTGTCACAAATTTAAATCACTATGCAAAAAAGATTCAGGAAATGCTGATCAATCAGGAATATAAACCATCCCCGTACAGTATCAAGCGAATTTATGACGGAACCAGCAAAAAAGAAAGAGTGATTTACAAACCAAGATTTTGTCCGGATCAGATTGTGCACTGGGCATTGATTTTGGTATTGGAGCCGGTATTGATGCGTGGTATGTACCAGCATAATTGCGGCAGTGTTCCTGGACGCGGGTCCAGTTATGGCCAGAAAATATTAAGGAATGCGCTGGACAATGATTATAAGGGGACGAAATATTGCCTAAAAATGGATATCTCAAAATTTTATCCATCGATCGATCAACAATTATTGAAGAATATGTTTCGAAAAATTTTGAAGGACCAGAAAACCCTGAATCTAATTGACGCAATCATTGACAGTTCCGATTCTGGTCTTCCGATTGGCAATTACACCAGCCAGTGGTTCGCCAATTACTATTTGCAAGATCTGGATCATTTCATTAAGGAAAATTTGCAAATTCGCCATTATGTACGCTATGTAGACGATCTGGTTATATTAAGTGGCAACAAAAGAAAGTTACACCAGGTAAATGTACAAATCGGCAAATTCTTACATGAGAAAAAATTGGACATCAAAGATAACTGGCAGGTGTTTTTGGTAACAAAGCGGTTTATTGATTTCCTCGGTTTGAAATTTTACCGCGATCATACAACGTTGAGAAAATCAAACGCGCTGAGAATACGGCGAAGAATTGCAAAAATATTGAGGAAGGGTGCTTTGAGCTTTAGAGATGCCTGCGCAGTGATTTCGTACTGGGGATGGATTAAGCGCAGTGACAGTTTTCGGTTTTTTATGAAATATTTCAAAATCAGCCTGGCGAGGGCGAAAGGAGTTATCAGGAATTATGCCAAAATACGATGCGATTCCGGAATTTGGGCAGCTGGTTGAGTTTATTACTCAGGCTGAGCCGGTGATGGCGGATGGAGAATTGCAATATGGGATTGTCATCCACCAGGTCAATCTGGCTGATCAGGATGTTGTGAATTCGGCCGAGAGTTTGCTGGAGGATTTTGAAAAGGTTGCTGTTTTGAGACCGATTTATGATCTGGCGGCAGAGGATGTTGACCTGGTAAAAGTGAAAATTGCAGAGGCGTATCATAGCGATGTAGTTAAGCTGGCGACCATCACTCCCAACCCAATGGAGATTGTCTCGGCGGTTGCGGCGGTGAAAACGCACGCAGATTGGCGAGCTGGATTGTCTGTGTTGGCCGGGGAGGTATATCTGTATCCGGTGGACCATAATCTGTACCAGGTGATCCAATCGCATACCACGCAAGCAGATTGGGATCCGGTGACGGCGAAGGCGCTGTATAAACGTTATTATGAGCCGGATGATGATCCCTGGGAATGGATCCAACCACTGGGTGCGCATGACGCTTATCCGATGGGGGCGGTTGTTTTGCGTAATAGCGATGTGTGGCTGAGTACGATCGACGCGAATGTGTGGGAGCCAGGCGTGTATGGCTGGACGAATCTCAGTGGTCCGGTGACTGAGCCGGAATATAGTGAATGGGTGCAACCAACCGGAGCGCATGATGCAAATAACACTGGCGATAAGGTAATTTTTGAGGGGCACTTGTGGGAAAGTTTGATTGATGCAAATGTGTGGAGCCCGACGGTATATCCTGCCGGGTGGCGTGATTTGGGAATTTATCCATAAGGAGGTGATGGATGGGTGCTAGTGCTGATCAGATAGCAATAATAAGACGATGGGTGTCTGAGCCATTAACAACTACATATAGCGATACTTTGTTGACGGCTATTATCGAAAAATATAAACTCACGGATGCAGCCGGGTTTGACCCGACACTTCCGGATGGGACTACCAACACTGCATGGACGGAAACATATGATCTGCACGCGGCGGCGGCACAGATCTGGGAAGAGAAGGCCGCCACGAATTCCAACAAGATGGATTTCAGGGTGGAGGGTGGCGATTTCAAAGCGAACCAGTTGTATGAGAATTGCATGAAGATGGCACGGTATCATGCTGCCAGGCGAGCGATCAAGGCGATCCGGATTGAGCCGCAGCCGAAGGTAGCTGAGAGCTGATAGGGGTTAGGGATTAGGTGTTAGGGATTAGGTGTTAGGGGGTAAAGCATTTTTGAAGAGATAAAAATGCTTTACCCTTACGAAGGAGAGATGTGGCGAAGGTTGATGAGTTGTTAGAGGAGTACCGGAGAGAGGCGCTGTTGCGGGATAAAAATCTGCAGGCGGATTATGTACGCCGTTGGAGACGAATTGAGGACGTGACACAGGATAAAATCCAGGCGCTGATTTACGAGCTGAACGCTGCAAAGGATGCAAATAATCCGATTATGGATTATCAACTGCACCAATTGGAGCGGTATCAGTCTCTTCTGGCACAGATTCAGTCTGAGATCTTTCGCTTTATGCGCTTTGCGGATGGAAATATCAGCGGGATCCAACAGACAGCAGCTGCTGACGGTCTCGATTTTGGGTATCAGAGTTTGAAGTTGACGTTTCCAGATTTTGGGGTTTTTGGGTCCGACCAGCGTTTGAGCATTGAGGCGGTGCAGAGCATGATCGGGTACTCGCAGAACGGGATGCCGTTGTATGAATTGCTGGTGTCGGATTATCCGAAGTCGATTGTGCAGCTGACGGAGGCATTGACACGCGGTGTGGCGCTGGGATGGAATCCACGCGTGACGGCAAAGGAAATGTACGGGGCGATGAGCTGGAATCTGGAGCGGGCGTTTACGGTGGCTCGTACGGAGCAGATGCGGGCATTGCGCAGCGGCCAGCTGGCGGAATACCGTAATTCTGAGTACGCGGAGCAGTATGAACGCCGGGCGAGTAAGTCGACCAGAACGTGCCTGGCATGTTTGCTGGAGGATGGCCGGATTTATCAGATCAACGAGACGATGAGCGACCATCCCAATGGACGTTGCATGTTTTTAGTGGTCCCGCCGTGGTACAAACGCGAGCGGCTGACCGGAAAGGAGTATTTCTTATCGTTGGATCAGGAAAATCAGAGGGAGATCATGGGCAATGAGCGCTTTGATGCCTGGAAACGGGGCGAGGTGCCGTTAGAGAAGATGAGCCGGATGCATAATCACCCGATCTGGGGGGAGGCGCCGGTGGTGGTGCCGATGAGGGAGCTGATGGCTGAAAGCTGAAAGGAAAAGACCGGGGACGGGGGACCGGAGACGGGAAGGAAAAGAAGTTGAAAGTTGACAGTTGACAGGAAAAGACCGGGGACGGGGGACCGGAGACGGGAAGAAAAAGAGGAGAGGAGGTAGATATCTTAAGCGGTGATGAGTTGGATGTGATGAGAAATGTGGCGGAGGGATCATTGACGGAGACGGTGATGATTTACCGGGAGAGCCGTGTGGCGGATGGTCATGGCGGGTCCACTGTTTCGGAAACGCTGGTGGAAACGACGATCGGACGGGTTGAATCGAAGACGGTGGAATTACGGACCGTTGGCGGGAAGGTCACTCTGGCAGAAAAGACTTATGTGTATCTGCCTGCGGAGACGGATGTTCGTCCGGAGGATATTGTGGTGTGTGGCGAGCGTTTTACGGTGGTGGATTTTACCCGTAGGATTTTTGAGGTTTTGCGGGAGTGTGAGGTAAAGAAGGGGTAAAGCATTTTTTGAAGAGATAAAAAATGCTTTACCCTTACATGGCGAGAGGAGGAGGATGGCAGAAAATATTACTATCAGCATGAGTTATAACCACCTGGCGAGACTGGCGCGGGAGTTTCCGGTTGAGACGGACGAGATCGTGCAGGAGACGGCGGACGCGTTGAAGGCTGATATGATTGAACGGATGCAAGAGCCGAAAAGCGGACGGTCTTACCAGCGCGCAAAGCATGGATCGCATGTTGCCAGTGCTCCAGGAGAAGCGCCTGCCGTGGATAGTGGAAACCTGAGCGGACAGATCCTGAAAAAGAAAACCGGGACTGCCAAGGCGACGCTCACGATCAACACGGATTATGGAATTGCGCTGGAGTATGGATCGCGACGCAAGCGAGGCGGTCGATTGGCGAAACGTCCGTTTGTGCGACCTGCCGTTTCCAAAATCTTCCCCGAGATGATCAAAATGTTGAAGGATCTGGAACGGAGGGTACGATGACGATTTTGACCGTGCAGGATTGGCTGGTGTACGTGCTATCGAATGATGCGACTCTGACCAGTCTGGGTGTGACAGGGGTGTATGCCGGGGATGCGCCGCTTGCGGCTGTGTACCCTTTTATCGAGGTGCACTTCGTGAACGGGAGCCCGCTGATGAATAACGCCGCGGCGATCGTCTGGCTGGATGAAATTTTCGATGTGAAATGTGTTGACCAAAGCAAGAGCTGGACGCGCTCAATTTCGATTGCGGACCGGATTCTGGCTTTACTGCATGGCAAAACCGAACAGGTGCAGGGTAGCGGTGTGATGGTTGGATGCAGTGTTGAGGACAAAATTCAATATTCCGAGACGGACGAGCTGAAGACGTTTATCCATCTGGGCTATACGTTTCGGGTCTATTCAAGATAAGGAGAATTAACAAATGGGAGAAAAAGCATCTATTTTTCAAGGTGTGCAGATTGGGGTTGAATCGGAAGCCGGTACACCGGTGGCAGCCGGTAAGAAGTTATTGGCTGTGAGTGTGGTGCCACAGGCACGGACGGAGGCGGATCGATTCCGCGCATTGGGAAATAAATATGCCAGTTTTGTGACACTCAACAAAGAGTGGTCGGAGCTGGCGATTGACGGGAAAATGACGTACAACGAGATTATATATTTGTTATCGTCGTTGTTATCGGTGCCGACCCCTGCACAGCAAGGCGCCACGACAGCCTATAAATGGACGTTTGTGAGCAATACCTCGGCGGAAGATGCCGGAAAGACATTGACCGTTGAGCAGGGCGATGCCAACAACGCCTGGCGCGTGGCCGGGGCAAGAGTGGCCGGATTGACCATGACATTCAACCGCACTGAAGGATCCATTCAGGGAAGCGCGATTGGGGAGGCAATTGAAACCGGGATTACCCTGACAGCCACACCGACCAGCCTGACACCGAAACCGATATTGCCAGCGCATATGTCTTTCAAGATGGCGGACACACAGGCCGGATTGGCAGGCGCGACCGCGATGACCAGAGGTTTCTCAATGGAATTCGGGTTGACAGACAAGATCGGGTTGGCCTGGCCGGTTGGACAGGACCCGGTGACGGTGGAAACTGAGCCGAGTATTCAGGCAAAGTTGAAACTGGCAACCGATACCGTTGGGATGGGTTTGATTGCAACGATGCGCAATGGCGCAACCAAATGGTTCAGAATCAAGGCGACCGGGGCGTTAATTGAAACCACGTACTATTATGATTTTCAACTGGATTTCCCCGCGCAGATTGAAGCGCCTGGCGATATGTCGGATCAGGAAGGCATTTACGCGCTGGAGTACAGCCTGATCCCGATCCACGATGCGACCTGGGGCAAGAGTTTCCAGATTGATGTAATTGCTGATGTGCAGACGCTGTAAGGAGTGTTACGGATGAGATTATCTGATCTGACCAAAAAAACAAAATCGGTCGTGGTTGAATTCAGCGGAGAAAGCGCGGAGATC